ACTGGGGCGATCAGAAATGGCGTACCAAAAGTGGTAAACCGTCTAGTAAGACTGGTGAGCGGTATCTCCCGTCGGCGGCAATTAATGCACTTAGCCCAGCGGAATATGCAGCAACCACAAGAGCAAAGCGAGCAGGCAAGAAAGCAGGTAAACAATTTGTGGCGCAGCCCAAAGGAATTGCTGCAAAAACTGCGAGATTTAGATGACCACTAGCGGCTCAACCGATTTTAACCTAGAGTTTACCGACATCGCTGAAGAGGCGTTTGAACGGGCTGGGCGAGAGATGCGTTCGGGCTATGACCTGCGTACGGCTCGTCGATCCATGAACCTCTTAACGATAGAGTGGGCGAACCGTGGTATTAACATGTGGACTATTGAGCAAGGCTCAATAAATTTAGTGCAAGGCACTGCAACGTACAATTTACCAAACGACACCATTGACTTGCTTGAGCACGTTTTAAGAACGGGAGCTGGAAATTCTTCAACGCAAGCTGACCTCACACTTACCCGGATTAGTGTATCCACCTACGCCACAATCCCAAACAAACTTACTCAAGCACGACCGATACAAATTTACATCAGCCGCAACTCCGGTGCTACGTACCCCGCAACCAGCAGTTATTCTCCAAGTGCAACAGCCTACCCACAGATTACAGTCTGGCCTGTCCCTGACCAAGGCACCCAAGGTTCCCCATATTACCAAGTAGTTTATTGGCGTATGCGCCGAGTGCAGAATGCTGGTGATGGTATTCAAACCCCTGATATGCCATTTCGGTTTTTGCCTTGCATTACAGCAGGGTTAGCTTACTACATAGCCCAAAAAATTCCTGAAAGTGTTGATCGTATTCCAATGCTAAAAGCGTCTTATGAAGAACAATGGGTGTATGCTGCTGGGGAAGATCGTGAAAAAGCCGCTGTACGTTTTGTTCCTCGCCGGATGTATTTGGGGAACACCGGGAGCTTTTGATGCCCAATCAGTTTGCATCAGGTAAATGGGCAATTGCACAGTGCGATAGGTGTAACTTTCGCTATAAACTGAAGCAACTAAAGTCGCTGGTTATTAAGACCAAGAACGTTAATATTCTTGTCTGTCCTGAATGCTGGGAGCCTGATCAACCACAGCTTCAACTTGGTATGTATCCTGTGTATGACCCACAAGCTATCAGGAATCCACGGGTTGATTCAAACTCGTACTATCAGGCTGGTATTGATGGGTTGCGTGTTGAACCAGTAAACGATGATTCTAGCCAAGATGAGCTTGGTACGATTACAATGGGTAGCCGTATTATTCAATGGGGGTTTAACCCTGTTGGAGGTTCAAGGTCATTTGATGCTGCGCTAACTCCAAACGATTTGGTTGGCGTGGGTTATGTTAATTCAGTCACAGTTTCTTAGGAGTTTATGATGGACAAAGCAGATCTTAAACAAGACAAAAAGATGATTGCTGGTGCAGTGCACAAGCATGAAAAGAAAATGCACCCCGGTAAACCCATGACCAAGCTTAAAAAGGGTGGGCCTACCGGAGAAATGATGCGTAAAATGGGCCGCAACATGGCGCGTGTGCGTAATCAAGGGAGTAAATAATGGCTACGTACAGCATGAAAAAAGGCGGTAAAGAAGTTGGTCCTGCATCAACTTACGCCGAACCGCATACGATGAAGGGTAAAAAGCTACGCGCTGAAGAAAATCCCGGATCGGGGCCGGATCGTAGTGATGTAGAAACTTTGTGTATGAGCGTTGGCGCGTACACAAATCGACTAGATAAACCCATTAAAACTTCCGGCATCAAAATGCGCGGTGCTGGGGCTGCTATTAAAGGCACAATGAGTAGAGGGCCAATGGCGTGAAATACCCAGAACTTGTAACTGCGGTCCAAGATTATTTAGAGACTACTTTTACAACAACGGACATCAATACGATGATCCGACAGGCCGAGCAGCGCATATTTAATACGGTTCAGTTAGCGAGTTTAAGAAAAAATGTTACCGGCAGTTGCACAGCAAACAATAAATATTTGCAGTGCCCCGATGATTTCTTGTCGGTTTATTCAATAGCGGTATACCCACCCAATGGTGGAAGTTATTTATATCTATTAAATAAAGATGTTAACTTTATAAGAGAAGCGTATCCAAATCCAACAAGTACAGGTAAGCCTAGGCACTATGCAATTTTTGGGCCTAGTTCAGTAACTCCTACAGAATTAGTATTTATTTTAGGCCCGACACCGGATCTATCTTATAACGTAGAGCTACATTATTATTATTACCCAGCGTCAATTGTTCAAGCAGCTATATCGTCTGTTGAAATTACAAACCCTGGATTTTATTATGACAATGGCACCTATTTTGATGTTCCATTATCGAATGTTGTAAGTGATGCGGGTATATCAGGAGAGACTGCAAGAGCAACAATAACGGTCACCAACAATGGAATATCGAATGTGGTGATTACAAATCCGGGTTGTTACTACGTGCCTAATGCTTTATTAAGCACAAGCAATACTAACTTAGGCGGCAATGGAACCGACTTTGAGCTTAGAGTGTTGACAGTGAGCAATGCCCAAGGAACGAGCTGGTTAGGTGACAATTTTGATTCGGTGCTGTTGTATGGAACTCTGATGGAAGCATCAACATTCTTGAAAGCGGAGCCAGATCAATTGGCAAATATTCAAGCTATGTATAAAGAATCCTTAATACTTGTTAAACGTCTTGGTGACGGTCTTGAGCGTCAAGATGCCTACAGGTCTGGGCAGGTGCGAGACAAGGTGTTTTAATGGCTATTATTCAAACTTTAACGACGAGTTTTAAAGTAGAATTAGCGCAGGGTCTGCATAACTTTACAGCAGGAACCGGAGATGTCTTTAAGCTTGCCCTATACACCGCCAACGCGGATCTCGGTGCCTCAACGACTGCTTACACAACAGCGGGTGAATCCAGTGGAACCAACTACACCGCTGGCGGAATCGCACTCACAAACATCACGCCAAGCTTTCAAGGAACTACTGCGTATTGGTCTTTTGAAACAGCAACATTTACAAATGTCAGCTTGACCACAAATGGCGCTTTGATCTACAATACAAACGGAAATAGATCCGTTTGTGTTTTAAACTTCGGGGTTAATATCACTAAATCGGCTCAAAATCTGGTCATTACATTTCCAGCAGATGATGCCACTAACGCAATTATGAGGATTGCATAATGGATAAAGCTAAAGCTCAGGACCTCGCCTCAAGCGGGTTAATCGCCAATACATCTTCTGCTGAAAGCCTTGTGGCGCTTGGCAGGTTTACGTTTGAGTGCATCGGCGCAGACGGCAAGATCAAGTGGGTTGAAGAGACTCCTAATCTTGTGGTTAACGTAGGTCTTCAGTACATGGCAGGTACAAGCCTTGATGGTGCAACGGCACGAATCACATCTTGGTTTGTCGGTCTAAAGGGAGCGGGTACGCCTGCTGCTGGTGATACGCTTGCTTCGCACGGTACATGGTCTGAACTTGCTGGTGGTACGGCTTATACGGGTACTCGTCCGGCTGCGACATTTGCTGCTGCGACAACAGCCAATCCTTCGGTAGTGACGAACTCAGCAAGCAAGGCATCGTTTGCAATTATTGCAACGAACACGGTGGCTGGTGCTTTCTTGTGTAGCGTAGCAAGCGGCACATCGGGAACCCTGTTCTCGGCTTCTGACTTTACCGGCGGTAGTCGTTCGGTTGTAAACGGCGATACGCTTCAGGTAACCTACACCTTCAGCTTGTCAGCATGACATGGCTTTTGTCGTTGCGGACCGTGTACAGGAAACCACAACAACCACAGGCACCGGCACAGTAACTTTACTCGGTGCGGTTACGGGGTTTCAATCGTTTTCCGTTGTAGGCGACGGAAACACGACCTTTTACACCATTGCCGACCAGTCAGGGTCCAACTGGGAAGTAGGCATTGGTACGTACACATCTTCTGGGACGACATTAGCCAGAACCACGGTACTGTCTTCTAGTAACTCTGGAAGCCTCGTTAACTTTGGCGCAGGAACAAAGAACGTCTTTGTGACGTACCCAGCAAGTCGCTCGGCTTGGGGATTAACGCAAGGCACGGGCATATCAATCACGACAGGGAATGGTACAACGACCATTGCTGCAACAGGAACTGTAAGCGCTAGCCCGCAAATTGAATACTTAACAAGTATCTCATCTAATTACTCAGTCGCAAATAATGGTAATGCGATTGGCATAGGGCCAATCACAGTAGCGAGTGGTGTGAGTG